CTCTCAAGCCTCTGGTGTCGAGCAGATTGATGGTAAGTGGTATACCAAATATATCCTTGGCCCTGTCTTTACAGATACTACTGTTGATGGCGTAACTACCACAGCCGCAGAGCATGAAGTGGCTTACAAGGCTACTAAAGATGCTGAACAGGCTAAGAGTGTTCGTGCTACTCGTGATGCTAAGTTAGCTGAGTGTGATTGGACTCAAGTAGCAGACGCACCTGTTGACAAAACAGTATGGGCAACATATCGTCAAGCCTTGCGTGACATTACAGCGCAAGAAGGTTTCCCTTGGACAGTAACTTATCCTGACAAGCCATGACACAAGAAGTCACCCACGAACAAATCTACGAAAGACTGCTTGCAGTTGAAAATAAAGTGGATTCTATAGACAAGAACACAAGCGGTCTTGTAGATGCTTTAAAGGCTCTTGATGGGGCTTTTAAAGTATTGGGTTGGGTTGCCTCTGCTGCCAAACCTATTCTATGGGTGGGTGGGTTAATTATGGCTGCTGGTGCTATCTGGCAAACATGGATTAAAAAATGAACGATTGGGCTGTGGCTTTTACTACCGCAGTCCTTTTCTGCATTACTGTCGTCTGGTGTTTTTACATCATCGTTTGGGCTATGACGTGAAATGGCTACTAGTGCTTTCAACCTTGTTTACATTGGTGGCATCTAGTAAAGAAAAAACTGAATATCGTTGTGTCAGATGGGCATGGACAGGTGATGTTTACAACCGAAAGGTAGTATGCCTTGAGTGGCAAAAGGTTGAGAAAAAATGATTGACCCCATCACAGCACTAGCTGGCATACAGTCAGCAATCAGCATGGTCAAGAAGGCAGCTAATGTTGCCCAAGACTTAGGCTCACTTGCGCCCATGATTGGTAAGCTATTTGACGCTAAGTCTGTAGCTACAAAAGCCATGCTTCAAGCCAAGCAGTCAGGCAAAGGCTCAAACATGGGGACTGCTCTCCAGATTGAGATGGCTCTGGAACAGGCTAGAGCGTTTGAAGAAGAACTCAAGATGCTCTTTATGCAGACAGGCAAGATTGACGTATGGCAGAAAATTAAGGCTCGTCAAGCAGAGATGGACTTGGCAGATGCCAAAGAAATTAGTGCATTAAAGAAAGCAGAGAAAGCAGCTAAACAAAAAGAGCAAGAACAACTAGAAATGGGGCTTCTTATTGGTGGTATTTTCTTTGTCTGTTTTTTACTGTTTGTTGGCGTATATGAGTTGATGCAATTCTGTGAAACTACTCGTAGATGTGGCAGATGAATGAGTACCAGAAGACCTTTGACCTATGCCTAAAGATATTCGTTTACGGATGTGTGGCTTTGTATGCCCTTGGCTTCCTCAAATTTTTGCCTGATGACTTGTCAGACAGAATTGTCAATCTCTTACTTGGAAGGATTGGTTTAGGTAAATGAGATATTTATTGCTTCTTTTACTGCTAACTGGCTGTGAAGACAGGTATCGGTATAAATGCCAAAACCCTGACCACTTCCATGCAGAGGAATGTCAAAAGCCTAAGTGCTTGTTTACTCAACAATGCCCAGAATATCTGGTTGCCCCAATATTGGAGAAAAAAGTCAATGATATCCAGCCAGAAGCCAAACCTAACAACTGAAGAATTTGAAGTTCGTGTGTGGGGTTTTGTGGTCATTGTCGTGACCTGTATCCTGTGCTTTATTGTGATTGCTTTGCTCTACTCTGTCACCTTTGTGACTCAGCCAATTAAGAGCATGGCCCCGATTGACCAAGCCTATACCAAGATGCTGAACGACATTGTTCTGCTAATTGTTGGTGGCATTGGTGGTGTTATGACTAAGAGGGCTGCTGGCGCAGTCTCCAGAGCGTTTAATCCTCCGACACAACCAATGTGTCAACCAATGGGTTATCAAGGCTCTATGGGCGGTTTTAATTCATCCTATGCCCCTCCTCAATCTGCGTATGGTTTGCCTAGTCAACCATTTGGTGCAATGCCAGTTTGGAAGAATCCAGAACTAGATGAATCGTGGACTCCTCCTCCTCCTCCGACTACGCCTCCAGAGCATCTTGAGGATGACCAAGAGCGTGAAGAAATTGCACAAGCAAGAAAAGAGGCTGACTAATGTTACCAATTCCTTTGCCTTGGTTAATCGTGGGTGTTCTGGTATCTCTCTTTGGCACATACCGAGTTGGACACCACTATGGATGGCTAGAGCGTGATGGTGATATGAAAATAGCCATTGCCAAAAAGAATGATGAGGCTCGTCAGATAGAGCAAAACATGAGTGAGAAACTTAATCAACAATCTGCCAAACTACAGGAAGCCAATGATGCTATCAATAAAAAAACTACTGCTCTTGCTGTTGCCAATCGTGCTGGCAAGTTGCGCCTCTGCCCCTCCAGTAACGTACAAGCCTCCACAAGTGCCTCCATTGCCTCCACAGATACAAAAGCAACCAGTGAACCTGACAGACCGACTGACACAGCTTCTGATGCCGAAAGAGCAACCATCGAAGCCATTGCAGAAATAGTTGCACAGGGCGATAGAAATACTGTTGCACTCAATGCTTGTGTGGACTCATATAACGAAGTAAGGAATCTCTTAAATGGTAAGCCCTGACCAACTTAAAAAGATGCACATAGACCCATCTTTAGCAGATGCGTTTAATGAGACATTTGATAGATTCGGAATTAGCACACCTGTCCAGCAAGCAAGTTGGATTGGTCAATGTGGGCATGAGTGTGGGAACTTTAAGATTCTTGAGGAAAACCTAAACTATCGTGCTGCTACGCTATTAAAGCTGTTCCCTAGAACACCAAAAAGAGCATGGGGTTTTACGCCAGAGGAAGCTGCTGCATACGAAAAGCAACCACAACGTATAGCCAACAGAATCTATGGCAATCGTATGGGAAACAGGGATGAAGCGTCTGGGGATGGGTATCGTTTCCGAGGCTCTGGATTTCTCCAGCTAACAGGCCACAGCAACTTCTATCACGCAGGGCAAGCCTTGGGGGAAGACTTTGTTATGCAACCAGAGTTAGTCAGAACACCTAAATACGCTGCTATGACAGCAGGATGGTTCTGGCAGACACACAAGCTAAATCAGTATGCTGATAGTCGTGACTTCTTGATGATGACTAAGCGTATAAATGGAGGCACGATTGGTCTGGATGACAGAATCAAACACATCAATCATGCCTTGGACATTATTGCTTAACTTTCATAACTCGTTGTTGTTTACCAGAGCGTCCTACCCTAGTTCCAGTAATCTCAATAAAGCCTTTGTCTAGCAAAGCACGATAGCGTGGTGTTACTGATGAGTAACGATGCTCTGGTAGTGCATCTAGCACTTCATCTGAAATACATCCATCAGGAAAGCCTCTAATAGCCTCGTAGACGATTTGTTCTAGCTTGGTGCTATCAACTGTCTGCGCTGCTTCTTTCGAGGTTTCTGGGCTATCTTTACGATGTAGCTTAAATGGTTCAGTACCAAAGAATCTGTCCATTGATTCTTTCATGTTGTCGAAAAGGTCTTTCATTATTTTCTCCTTGAGGTGAGGGGAAGACTGCTCGTCTGCAAGCTAGGAAAATCCTTTGCACAGCCCTCCCCTCGTTAACTTAAAATGGCAGGTCTAAATCGTCTTCTTGTTTAGCTTTCTTAGGCTTGTTTAAAGAAGCATCAGCGTTCTTATTCTTGATAGACAAGGACATAAACTTCTGACCATCCTTGCTCAGTTTAATCCAAGCAGATAGCCAATACTCCACACCCTCTACATTTACAGACCCTTTGTAGTCTGGAAACTTAGCATCGTCTTTGCGGTCATTCTTAAAGAGTGAGCCTCGGTTTGTATTATCGTATTCCATATTTATCCTTTAGCGTTCTTTAACGCACTTCTTACTTTACTAGGAAGCAAAGTCCATAGAGCAACTTTCTGTTCGCTATCTAAGTTCTCTGCTTCCAACTTCACCCAAGCACTCTTAGGTTCTTCTTTATCACAGAGAGCAATTAACTCCATTGCTAACTCTCTGAGATAATTCTGTTCATCTTCTGGGATGGTATCCATTGCGCCCTGAGTAGGCGTAATGATTATTTTTTCTTCCTTGATAGGCGCAGAGGAATCCAGAGCGTCATGCTCAACAATCTCCATAGCTGTAACCCATAGGTATCTTCTAGTGTACGTTTCTACAGCCCCTAGGTTTTGAATTGGATGGCAACCTTTAAGGTTAGCATCTGCCATTGGGCTAGTGATGATGATGTTAGTGCCATCGTC